TGATGCTCCAAGCTCACCATCTGGTCCACCATACTTCATTAAGGTATACTGTTTTTCTTCCTATTAATATATGCACATATTAATATTCATTCTATCCTTGTGCTCTTTTTAATAAAGCATCCTGTAATACCTTGGAAAAATTAATATTATTCTTTTCCCCATAAGCATTCAGCCATGCTGGTATTGTTATATTCTTTCTTACTGCTTTATCTCCATACTTTTCAGAATAAGAGTCCATATCCAGTACAAGCATGTTAATAAAGCTGTTGTCATCATCCAGCTTTATATCTTCCCGTAACGATGGCTCAGGTATATTATTACCATTCTCTAATTCATCAAGTACCCAACCACTTGCAGCATCGATTCCCATTTCAATTGCTTCTGCTAAATCATCACCTTCTGTCACGCAGCCTTTAAGATCTGGAACTTCTACTGTATAACCACCTTCGTTCTGTTCGCACGGTGTAAATACTGCAGGATATACTAATTTCATAATCATCAACCTTCTTTCCGTCTATATATTATTATATACCACAACCTACATAAGCTATGCAGGACTATTTAAGTCCTGCCTGCTTAAGTATCGAGTTCGCTGTCTTTATATCGACATCTCCCTTGTGGTTTGGTATCGTAACTTTTCCAGTTTTAGTTGGATGCTTATATTGCATATGCGAACCAACTTGTTTTACGAAATACCAACCGTCGTTTTTTATAAGCTTATCAAGTTCTCTGACAGTCATTAGCTTTTCTCCTTCCTTGGTATCTCATCTATAATTATATTATACACATTATACACATTTTGTCAATACTTTTTATGCGTATAATGCGTATATTTTATATCTAGTTGATGATTATCATTCACATTTAGAGCAAATAAAAAAGGGGGCATATCGCAAAAGCAATATGCCCCCTTTCAGCCTTAATTATAAAATTAATTAGGAAGTTTGAGTTCCATGCCAGCATAGAGTGGTGTACTAATATCCATATCGTTAAACTCTGCTAGTTCAAGATATCTTGTACCGTCTCCTAATGCTCTTTCTGCAACCTGCCAGAAACCTTCTCCTGGTTCTACTATTGCATATGCTGTCTTTTCTTCCGTATCCTCTGCCATTTCTTCTGATTCATTTTCTGTTGTATCATCTTCTGGCTCATTATGGTATCCAGTAATACAGTTATCATCAACAAATCCTGTACCATCACCGATAAGATAAGGATGTCTGCTTCCTTCATACACATCTGTAATTACTCCATCTGTGTAATAAGGTGCAGCTCCATCCGTCCAATCGCCTGCTGTGTAGTAGATTCTGTTGTAGCATACATGATCTCCTTTGTTGTACATTGTGCCAACATCTTCAATTTCTCTCTCCGGAATAGGCACTTCCGGTTCATAGTCTGGTGCAGCTGTTTCTGTAAGTTTTGCAAAGTTGTCTTCATTTATATAATTATTCATATCAGTCCTTAACGATGAACCGTCAACTGTTCCATCTGAGCAGTACTGCCATATTTCAGCCCATTCTACAGGACAATTATCAGGTCCCCAGATAGCAAGCCACTTCTTGTCTGTAAGTGCTTCCCTGTCAAGTATATTCTCAAACCAATTAAGATTAGCATATGTGCCTACTGTCTCAAAACCAACTGCTTTTAAATCATTCATGACAATCTGACAGAATCTTGTGTAATCTTCTCCATGTTCATAAGGGTTTTTATTATTTCTTACCTTATAACTATCCGCATCTTCCTGATCAATGTAAATGCCTAATTTAGGGTTAAATCCTGCTATCATTCTTAAGATATGTGCTGCTTCGCTGTGTGCTTCATCTTCATTTAATGCATAACTGTAAAGATATACGCCATAAGGCTTACCTATTCTCTCAAGCTCCTGCATGTTCCTTATAGCCTGCTTGTCATCCTGGCTCTCATAATTAGATCCGTAGCCTACTCTTACTATTGCAAAGTCAATCAATTCCTTGATAACATCCCAATTGAGTGTTCCGTTATTATCACTTACATCTATTCCTACGATACTCATATTATTTATCCTCCTGATTATCAATTGTTGTTTTCTGTTCAACCTGACTCTTTAAATTCTTAACAATAGGCTGCAAGAATGGTGGAAGTGTTACACCGATATCATTGATGTTTTCCAATATGCTTATAATTTCGTTGCAAATCAGCCATATTGCCACAACACAAGCCACAAGAAATGTAAAAGGTAATGTTATACCTACAACTCCTGCAGAATAAGAAAGGAGCTGGTCTACTATTACACCAACTCCTACCAAAAGCCACATACATATTTTCTTTGCAATTCCTTTTATTCCTTTGTAGCTGTCAATTTCCTGCTTCCTGAATTTTGACGCTGCAACACCTGTGAAATAATCTATTAGATTACATGTTACCAGTAATAACACTGGAACTGCTAAGATTCCCAGAGCACTTAATATAATGCTCCACACCGCTGTTACAATCACTTTTAATTTTTCCATAAATCAATATCCTTTCTGTTGCACTGGTGCAACTTCAATTTTTCTCTTGTTACATGTTCACAAAACAGTAATAATATTAAATATGATGGTGCAATTACTAAGGCAGTATCTGAAACTTAACTAAATATAAGCGTACCTGTAATATAATCGTCTTTCTTAAATTCAGTAGTTGCCCACGCTCCTTTATTACCGTCTTTTGTATAATATCGAGCAAAAGCATAATTCTGATTTGCAGAATTATATAATAATGTCGTTCCATATCCGACCAATTTATATCGAACTATACCTGTGGAATCGTATGGAGTATAATTACTTTCCAATATTTTATTAAAGCTAGTAATACCCATATTCTTAAGGACTGTTGTCACATCATAATATCCGGTAAAATTATTCTGTGCAGAATCTGGTGTTTCAATTTTTGAAGCAAAGTATAAAATCCCTGTTTTTGTAGATTTATTATAATAGCAATAATTATAGCCATAACCTTCAAGAGTACCATTTATACTTGCAACATTTTTGCAAAAAGAGTTTTTAACGTCAATATTGCTGTTTAGTGCACTTACCTCGCTTCTGAGATTCGCAATCATGTCATTGTTATCTTTAATTCCCTTATCCATTATGTTAAGGTTTGTTGGGTTCCACGGTGTTTGCCCCGTCCAACCTACTCTTTTGTAAGAAATAAATCCTGTTAAACTCATAATTACATCTCCTTAAGTGCTGCCATCACCTCTGCTTCAAAATTAGCAAAATCTGTATCGCATTCTTCTTGATTCTCAATATATGCTCTTCTGTCTGCAATTCTCTTATTAATAGTTATCTCACCTGCGGAAGGTATGCTGGCTGAAAATGTAACTACAGCCTTTTCCTCTATAGAACTATTTCCATTCATTGATGTATTCTTTGTTGTATTTAACATATTGTTTTCCTTTCTACCGCTGTTCGGATTTATATTAATTATTTGCTATGTCTTTGACATAGTCTTCTAATTTCCACCATTCACCATGGTGCCTTATATAGTAATAACCCTCTATATAACAGTTATTTCCACTTATATCTACCGTACCAGCTGTCTCACTATGTCGTATCCAATCCATTAAGTTATAATATGCATCACCGCTTCTGATATAATAATAATCATCAACATATATTCCATCACGGCGAATGCTTACAGCATTTCTTGTTCCGTCTTCGTTTGACAGATTTATAAAATGTCCTTGTATTTTCAGATAGGCGCCAGTGCTACTTTTCATAAGGTATTCACCACCAATAAGAGTAGTGGTCATTGTAATACCTTCTTCAGTTACATTTACATTTTTAAATGTGCCTTCTAAATCAGCATTAACAGCTTTTAGCTTCTTACAGTCTATCGAACCATCTGCTGAAATAGTAGTATTAGTAGATGTAAGCGTGAACAGATTACCATTGATATTAACAGACTTATTACCACTAATATTAATTGTTCCACTTGCATTAAGTGTTATATCATCTGCAATAGCTTCAATTGCAGATTTAAGTTCCCCTGTCGTTGGGTCTTTCTTAATGTATGCTTCAAGGCTTGCTGTTGTAGCATATTTGTTAAACTTAACATCAATATCTTCTGGTGCTGGAGAATAATCTGTAGCTTTTGTACCCTTTTCTATTTTTAGCTTGTTTGTATCTACATGTGCAAAGCTAAAACGCATATATACAGCATTAGAAGGAACTGGCAGAGAACCTCTTACTCCAGTAGATTTATCTGCTACTCCGCTGATAAACTTTTTATTGCTGTCATAAAAACAAGTAGCCGGTGCATTACCCAGATTGGTCCATCCACTCGCTACATAGTTTTTCCACTTAGACACATCTATGTAGTCCGTCAAATCCCAATAGTTACCGCCATCTGTTATTATGCCAGTGGCTGTTATATACTTATTAGGAGTTACAGTGCTCTTTATGAATCTATTGACTCCACCAATTTGCAGATTATTAATATCATTTTTAGTTGCATAGGTGCCAGATACTTCTAGCTTAATACTATTACTTTCCTTAGTTATTGCTTGTGTTATAGCGTTATTCATCTGCGTTGTTGTACTATAATTGCCCTTTAAATCCTGCTGAGTTAATGACAAACTGCTACTTATGCTATCAAGATTGATTCTTAATGCAGAATTTTGCTTCAGCATATAAGCTGTTTCCGAATTTGGGATCTCTTTCCAGCCATGGCTTCCATCCTCATTGCGGATGAACCTCCATGCTCCGCCTTCGTTCTCCCAGTAAGCAACCTTTCCAATATACTTATCCCACTCAGTATCGTTGTACTGCCATGTTTCTTCCCTTGGAAACTGGGTATCTGATGGATAAACAGGAACACACCAATCCCAAGCCGGATAATTATCCTTCGTTGGCACATAAGATATCAGGTATATTTCATCGTCATACTTGGCCATATTAGATAAACTTACACTATATTCCTGCAGCGTCTGGTTTACATTGGAAAACTTCTCTTTAACACTAGTTCCGTCTATGTTCTCAGTCCACCATAACTTTTGCGTTATAAAATTGTCGGACTGCTTTAATAAACTGCCCCATTCGGAATAATCCTTTCCAGAACCGGTTTTTATATCCTGCAGAAGAACATTAAGTGTCTGGGAGGCATCATCTAGATATATCTTGTTGCTCTTAAGCGTATGTGTGCCATCACTGTTAATAACATTAAAAAGGCTTGCTATATCCAGTTTTCCAGCAGATATGTTAGCATCCTCTTTTACCATGTCATTACGGATAATCTCACGTTGAACTCCCTGTTCTGTAAGACCTAGCGCGTCAAACATCAGGTTGCCCTTTACATCCCACACATACATGTTATAGTCTCCAGATGTATCTTTACCTATCTGAACGCGAACACGCTTAGAATCACTTATCTGTATCGTATTATCAGACCATCTACTCAAACCGTCTTTGCTATGTACTGCAACATCTGTGGTATCAATGTCCAGGGCCTTTATTTTCTTTGCATCTAAAGAATCTATCATAGAATCCTTAATCTGTGCTATACCTATCATGCTAATAACACTATTAGCAAAATCTGTAGTAATGCTTTCTCCTGTGGCCGAGCCAAACATCAGCGTATTTACTTTTTCTACTCCAACAGTAAGGTCATTAACTTTTCCTGTTATCGCAGTAAAATCATTTGTCTTGAACTGTTCAAATTCTCCAGAAAGGCTTTTTAAATTTTCTATTGTTGCATATGTAATCCTTGCCGTTTCTGCATCAAGTTTATTGGTTTCAAGTTCTCCTATTTTACCTAATGCACTCTGTAACTCACCTGTAACAGTTAATACTTCTGTTTTAATGCTCTTAAAGCTTTCCGTTTTAGATACTACATCATCAACATTTGTTAGTTTATTGGCATCCATATCATCTATAGAGCTGCCATCTACTGTCCCATTATCTGTTGTAATATTATTTACTGTGTCTGCTGCATCGTTAAGTTTCTGCTGCATCTCAGTAAATGTGAGCTTAAGGTTAGCGATTTCACATGTATCTTTACTAGGATCATCAGGATATCTTGATATCTTTTTTATTCGTTGCTTAATCTTCGTCTTAGAAAAGCTGTCTATTAATACAACTTCATCTCCAATATTGTAATTCTTATATTTCTTGCTGTTCTGAGACAAATCAAGTATTGAACAGCTATATGCAATATATGGCTGTGCCATATCTGCCAGCTTCTCGGCAGCGTCTTCTTTCAGACTTTGCGGATCCGTATATCTTTCATCCTTCCATATATATGTCTTATTTTTAGAACTATATATATGATTTTCCAATACGGTACTGCCATTATTTACACTTTCAATTGTCAGTCCATCTTTTCCTATTGGATAAATCCTTGTATAAAAATCATTTGTATTCGCCTGGCTCTCTAAAGATATCAAGTTGATCTGGTCTGTAAAATATGCTCCCTTATACGAACCAATTTTTTCCTTTAATCTGATAACCTTATTTATACTGTCAATTTGCATTTCCAGCATATAAGTATCAACTATCTTTTTTAATATTTCCCATGATGAGGCATTTGTCATTCTTATAGTACGCTTCTTTTTTACATCACATTCGCATGTCCACCCAGTACCAGCAAGAGCTAACTGAGCTGCCTCCAGTGCTGTTTTTTCAGTTGTATCAAACGATATAAAAGGAGTCCCTTCTAGCTCGTCAATGTTAAGTTTTGCTGTTACTGTATATGTACCATCATCAGCCAGTCCGTTTTTCTGCTTTATTACATATTCATTGGTTCTGGTCCTGATTATATCCTCCAGTGCCACAGAACATTTCATAGAAACATTACATGTTAATGTCTTATCTCCATAGTCAAGCACCTCTTCAATACACAGATTCGAATATTCAATTAGCGGCTTTTTCTTGCCATTTTTATCAATGTATTTCAGCATAGCCGCTCCTCCTCTTATTTAATCATGAATAATAATGCTGACATATCCTGTGCTGTAAGAATATCATACTTAGGATCTGTTTCTGTAAGCTCAATAACATTCATCGTTACTGTTCTAATGTCAAAATCTTCATCAAGCTCATAAAGTTCTTCTACCTTAGAAATTGCCTCATTCTTTATAGCATCTGTTTCAAATGTATATTCCTTAGTGCCTTTTTTCTCATCTTCAAGCATAATTGGTACACCGTCATCATCTTTCAGACAAACCTCTTTGAATATTTTTTCGCGATGTTCCTCAACTTCTTTATACTTTTCAAAAAGCATTTTCTCATTGGTAGCTATAGAATAGCTTAATGCCACCGGAAGCTTCTTATCATAGACCTTCCGTAGTCCAATTATCTCCTCTTTTATTTCACCTAACTTAAGTTTCATATTGCCTCCTTAAATATATCTTGGATAATAGCTTAATTTTGCACTGCATGTGCTTCCCAGCTTAATTGTAATATCTCCAGGACTTGCCCTTGGAAAGCTCCATAAATCAACTTTATCAAATATATCCTCGCCATTTTCAGTTATCACACATGATTCTCCGTCAATCAGAATATTTGTGTTTCTTCCAACATTGGAAATTGTAATAATATCTTCAGTTAAACCTTCTACTGTAAGACTTCCTAACGCAATATCTGATGTTAAAGAAAGCACAGCAGGAGTTTCTGCTGTGCCTTTAATAGTTGTTGTGTATTTTGTTCCTGTAAAGCTCTCATTAACTGGCTTTCCAAGTTTTGCATGACCTGTTAATGTCAATTCATAATGATATAACCATCTTTTCTTTAATTCTCTCTGCTCCTTGGCCATATCAAACTTATATAAGAATTCCATGTCATCCAGCTGAACAATTCCTGATTCAAAGTCTGCCATCAGAGAACTCATTAACTTTTCACAATCTTCTTTACTTTCAGATTTAACAAGCATTTCAATGTATATCTCAAATTCTGTATACTTTGTCTTCTTATATTTAGCTGGGTCTATTGCACCATCAAGCCAATTATTATATACATTCACCGTCCGAGGGTTTATCGTCTGGCTAAGCCATACAACATTAAGACCATATTTAGTCCTTAAATCTGTACCATTAACTATCATCGTGCTCCTTTCAGTCTAAGTGCCGCCTGATTCATGAAATAATCAATATCAGACTTATCATTAAACTTATAATTTCCATTAAATACATTTGTGGTGTTACTTGTTGTGCTAGATGTACCTGCTATAGCTGGTGTAAATTTCATTTCCCCCGCCATACTCTGTACAGCATTAGTTATTTTGCCCTTCTGTTGCTCTATCTGTTCTGCCATTCTTCCTATAAAATCAGGCATCCAAGTCTCATAATCGCGCAAAGGACCTTCATCTGGTCTTGAAAAGTGAAGAAAGCTCTTAATTTTATTGCCTATACCTATAACAGCATTTTCAACATTACTTACTTTTGATTTTATTCCTGCTACAAATCCATCAATCATATCTTTGCCCCACTCTGTCATTTTGTGTGGTAAATCACGAATATAATCTATTGCAACTTCAATTCCATCTGTAATATGTGTTCCTATGCTTACAGCTCTTTCTTTTATGTCAGACGCAAATCCTGTAAATGCATCCACTACTTTTTCTACAAAACCATTTACAAAATTTCTGAATCCTTCACAGTTATCATATAATAGTTTAAAAGCTCCGGCGAACGGATTCACTAAAAGGAGCAAAAGACCTTGCCAGTTATCTTTAAACCAAGATATTACAGCGTCAAAAGCATTTGGAATAGTTTCAGTAAAAAATGTGCTTATCTTATCCCACACTTCTTTTGCAAAATCTACTATTGTTCCTACGACAGCATTAACACCATCTCTAAACCACTCGCATTTATTATACAAAAGTACAATTGCAACTATCAGAGCTGTAATTCCTGTAATTATTAATATTATAGGATTCGCAGCTAATACAGCATTTAAAGAGCTCACTATAGGTATCAGTACCTGAACAACTTTTATTATTGCCGAGACTCCACTAGCCATTTTACCAATAAATATAAAAAGCGGTCCTATTGCTGCCACTAATGTGGCAATTATCAATATGATGTTTTTTTGTTCATCTGATAAGCTTCTGAACCATTGTGCAAAATTTTTAATTGCTTCAACCGTACTATTTATTTTAGGTGTTAATGTTTTCAATAAAGTTGAACCTAAATCTGCTCCGGCAAGTTTGAGATTATTAGTGGCAATTGTTGCCTCGTCCCATGGGTCTTGTGTTTCTTCAAATGTTTCTGATACTACAGAACCATAGCTTTGCAATGATGCTGCTAAATCGTTTATATCTAACCTTCCATCTCTTATAGCTTTCGACATTTCAGCAGCACCTTTACTTCCAAATGTTGATGACGCAATATTTAATGCTTCTGTATCACTTTTTGCATTTTTTATTGATGATATAACTTCTGACAATGCTGTATTTAATGGTTTCCCGCTGTCAGTAAGATTAGTAACAGCCTTCTTTAGTGATGTTATACCAATTGTTGTATCCACACCACTTGCTTCCATCTGAGCAAGTAACATGGTAGACTGCGTAAGGCTAAAGCCTAGCTCCTGCAATGATGCACCATTTGTTTGCAGACTGTTTAGCAATGTATCCATTGATATTCCCGTATCTTGACCAACTTTAGTAAATAGGCCCAAAACATTAGATGTTCTTGATGTGTCAATACCAAACTTGGTCATTATTGCATCAGTTGTATCTATAGAAGTATTCAGATCTGTTCCATTAATTTGTGCAAATTTTAAAAATTCCTCTGATAAATCCTGAAGTTGTTTTCCAGTTGCCTGAAATCTTGTATTAACTTCACCAACTGCTATTCCCACATCCTCCATTGATACAGCCATTGAGCTATATATATCATCAGCGACATCATTCAGTTCTTGCAGTGCCTTTCCTGTTGCGCCTGTTTTTGTAATAATCGTATCATATCCATCATCCAGCGACATTGCCGCACCTATTCCTGCAGCTCCTACTCCTGCAACCGTAGCTGTTAATTTCGACATATTTTTGCCAACACCGCTTGTCTTTTGGCTTATACCATCAAATGCCTGTCCCGCTTTTACTAAACTGACATTGCTCTGTGCCGCTTGTTTCTCCAAGTCTTTCAAACTCGTTTCACAACTCACTATTTCCCTTTTTAAGGCATCATAAGCTTCTTTCGATGTAGTAACCTTGCCACTATCTATTTTATCCTGTGTTTCTTTTAATGTCTTAAGTTTATCCTTAGTCTCTGTAACAGCCTCTTTAAGAAGTTTATGCTTCTGTGTAAGAAGTTCTGTATTACTTGGATCTAATTTTAATAATCTCTCAACATCTTTTAACTGAGATTGGGTGCTTTTTATCTGCGAATTAACCGAACCAAGTGCTTTATTAAGACCTGATGTATCGCCGCCAATCTCTATTGTTATTCCTCTTATTTTTGTTCCAGCCATACTTATCTCCTATAAAGCGTCTATATCCTCCTGCGTTGCTTTTCTTGCATACTCACAATCATCGTTGTTATATTCAATAAACATATCATTCACCAATCCTATGCTTAACAGCTCTAAATCTGATATTGATATCCCTAACTGAACAACCCTAAGCAAATACAAAGGAGTATTAAGTTCTCTGTCAATCTCGCCTACACTTTTTTTTGTTCTGATTCCTGATGTGTTTCAATTTTCCACATGTCTAATATATGAGGTAAAATCTCATAAATATCAAACATTTCAAATTGATCCAGCCACTCCTCTATATTATCTGGCTGTGACGGGTCTCCATGTTTAGCCATAACATATGCGATGTTCTCAAACATTTCCAAAGATGAAAGAGGCAGAGCGCTTGACTTAACATAAGCCCTGCCCTCTGCTTCCGCCTTTTTCTTTTCTTTCTCTTCCAGTCTGTTTGATTTATCCAATTCATCTGCCAGCTTTGACATGTCTTTAAACAAATCCCTTGAAAACATCAGTCGATATATTCTTGGTACTGCTGCTGAGCTTCTAAAGTGGCATACTATACCACCAATTTCTATATTTCTTTTTGTTGCCATAATTATTCTCCTTATGCAGCTTCAACCGGTGAAACAACATTTTCAAACCATGTTTCCAGTGAAGTAGTGGTTTCCTCTGTTGACTTGGCTCTTACCAGTCGTTTCTTCTTTCCACCAACAGTAAAATCATCACCGGCAACAGATATTGTGAGCTTATCCGTCTGCGGTGTTTTCTTATCCTCATTGGTCTGTGCATCAACATTCGGTCTTGTTGCTGTACAGCCATAAAACCAAAACATTGTTTCTTTTGCATCTCCATCGATCTGACAGCCGAGCGCAAATTCTACTGTCGGTGCATCTGCATCTTCAAACATAACTTTATTGTTATCTGTGTACTCTTTAAATATCTGTGTTCTGAATTCATCCGTAACAAGAGCAATCTCAAGATCTCCTTCATATCCATTATTAGTCGAACTGACTGAATACTTGATACCATCCGCATAAAATGGTTCAAGTCCTCCCTGTGGACTAAGTGACATATTTACCGCTCCGGGTAACTCAAATGGTGTGTCATATGTCCCAGATGCCTTTTTTACTGCAATATGTACGTTTTTAAGATTGTACTTAACCTTATTCTTTCCCATGTCATACCTCCATACTAAATATTTGCTCATAGCACTTTTCTGATTCAATGTATACCTCCGTCTGCTGCCATGGTATCTCATTATCATTAAGCGCCTTTTTTACTTTGTTTTCCGTTTCTATATCTTTACTCTTCGTATACAACTCAATATTAACTGCATGAATTTCATGCCATACCTTGCCATCTGCAAAAAAATTATCTGTATCTGCATCAACTATACATATAAAGGGAAGCCCTGGCGACTTCCCTTCTTCAAATGCTCTGTATGTTGTTGGAATACTTGTTGTACTTAATATTTTTATTAAATCTCCAAGCGTCATTTTCCTAATCTCACCTTCACTCTGTTAAACAAGCATTCACTTGCTTTTTCTTCTGCTGGAGCAATATGCGGATATGCTTTTACTCTTCCTCCGCCAACCTTCGCATGTCCATTCTCAAGAAGATGTGTTAAGCTTGCTCCTGTTCCCTTTGCATATACAACTGTCCGGATATCATCTTCACTTTCATATTGAACCTTGGATGTCCAGCTCTTCTTATATGCTCCCGTATCCTCTGGAGCAGCCTCCCTGATATCTTTAACACATTGCTTAGTTGTTGTTTTCACCTCATCTCGCAGAGTCTTATTTACTTCTCTTGAATAATTGCTTAATTCCTGTGCTACGGTTTCTGACAAACTATCTATTCCTATCTTCACATTATTCCCACCTTTTCTTCAAGATAAAGTTCAATCGTCTCATTATCAGACTTATATGTACGATATATGCTGTATGCTTTCTTGCAAAATCTGCATTCACTCTGACCATTATAGTTTGCTGAGGCTGTCTTAAATGCTAACTGTGCTTTATGCCCGCTATTACCGGCATTATAGAACTCACTCCGTGTAACAGATATTTCTTCAACCCATACAGAATCAACCTTTTCTCCTGTCTTAATGCTTTGGTTCAGTTCATCATTTTCATATACAGGCGTTATAAGTTCAAGATATCCCTCCATCACTTAACTCCTTCCTGCTTAATTTTCGGTTATTAAGTGCCAGCCTTAACATTCTCGGCATAGGTTTATCCTCTTTCCTGTTTCGGTACAGATATGATGCATACATTTCAACAAGCATACCGTCCTCAATATTATCAAGAACGGTTATGCCTTCCCTTGCGATGGCAGCTCTGGCCAACTCAATATAATTAGTCAAAAATACTTCTCTTTCTGGTGGAAGTTCAACTGATATGCCTATATCCTGTTTCATGATTTCCAATATGCTTGCGTTGTCCAAAGCTTATCACCTCTCTTACTTAGCTGTATCTGTTGGAAATGTTACCGTTGTTGTCGGTGCTGCTGATGAAATTGTGAGTACACCAAATGCCTCAGCAATTGCAGGCTTTCCATCATATCTCGCAGTTCCCTTAAATACAGTCTGGTCCTGAATGAATTTTACATGCTCTGACTGGCCTATTTCTGTGCCTGCTCTCTGTGCAAGTAAATATGCTGGTAAATATCCAAATACAATATTGTCATCTGGTACAAATGAAAGTTCAATGATATCTCCATTGATAAGCGGCATTGTATTATTCATACCAGCAACAATAAGAGCGTTAGTATTCTTATCAAGGGACTGAATCTTAATCTTATCATGTGTTTTCTTATTCATCAGCCATGCCAGACCATCTTCAATATAATCATTTTCAATTACACCTGAATTAGTGAGTATTTCTTTGAAAAGATTAAGTCCTGCAGCACCTGTTCCTGTAATTATATGTGATTTATGTAAATCAGCCCATGGTCTTGCTGTTGCGCTATATGTTTCAGGCTGTGCAGCCTGTGCTAATCTTGTAACTATACCTAATGGCATCTTTGTTCCTGTTCCATACACAATAGCTTTATCAAGTGCTTTTCCAATTGCCTTACCTAATGCATCAATGATAGTAGAAGCAAGGTCTACATCATTATCTTCAAGTATAGAATTAGGCACTGGAATAAATCCTCCCACCTTATAGCCATCAACTTCGTCATCGTAAAACTTAAGATCAAGTTCATTAAGTGTTCCAACCATTTCTGTCCATATTGCTTCCGGTATTGTGCCGATGATTCTTGTCCTTGCTTTACCACTCACTGTAGCAAGATTTACCCTTCCGACAAGCTTAGATGTTTCCTCTACCTTAGTCCTGATAAGTGGAAGCATTACCTCTGGTACTGTTAATCCAACATTGGTTAATGCTCTCTTTTCCTTGATACATGATCTGATTTCGCCAAGGAAATTCTTAACTCCATCATCGGCGAAGAACCTGTCTCTTTCCTGCATATCCATTCCATAGAATTTTCTTGTTGTCATTGTCTTTCTTTCTCCTCTCTCTTCTGGCTTTGCCGCTGGTTTTGGCTGTTCAGCCTCTGTATCTGCAAGATCTTTTTCTATAGCAGCTACATCATTTTCCAGCTTAGAAACCTCTTCATCATGTTCCTTCTTCTCTGTTTCAAACTTTTCAACTTCCTCTTCTACAGCCTGCTTTTCCTCATCAGTTTCAGCTTCACTTATAGCCTGTTCAAGCTCTGCTTCTCTAGTCTCAAAAGTGGCTGTCTTCGCTCTTGCTTCATCAAGAGCCTTCTTTGCGTCTGTGAGCTTCTTACGAAGCATTAATGCCTTTAATGCCATTATTTTCCTCCTTTAATTCGTGCAGTCATCTGTGTTTTCCACAATTCTGACCATCTCTTTTTTATATCCTCGTAATCCTTCTTACGAGCTGACACCGAAGTGTCCTCATATGCTGGGAATGTGCATACTGATACTTCATACAGCTTTACGCTCTTGATTGTCCAATGAACTGTTCCATCTTCCCGGTACTCGACCTTCTGGTCAAGAATGTCAAATCCAAAAGAACACTGGTCAACATCTCCACGCTTCACTCTTTCATACAGGTTCATTGCATCAGAATCTTTCGGATTAATTCTGATTTTTCCCCATAATCCGTGCGAATCAATTTTCAATTCAAGTGTGCCTGCTTTATTCCTTGCAAGTACTAAGTGCGTGTCATGGTCAACCAATGCCCGGATATCATCACCAAGCGCATTGTCGAAAGCGTGAGAATCAATAGATTCTGTTGCTCCCTGCCATAATTCATAGTTGCTATTAAAAACGGAGAAGTATCCTTCAATGTAAAGGTCTTCTCCGTCTTCCCTCGTATTAAATTTACTTTCTGCAGAGCGAATCTGCATTCCTATATCTTTAATTTCCATCCGTATCTCCTTCCTGTATAAGTTTTTTCTGGTCTCCTATCTTATCCAGTGGAATATAGTTTTCTAATAAAACAAGTTCATTAAGTCCCTCCATAGGAGATGCTCCAAGCTTATCTCTTACCTCATTTCCCGTAAACAGACCTCTTACATAGAGATTACTGTATACATCACTTATTGTTTTAATATCATACGCATAAAGGCTCTGGACATTGAATTTCCAATACCAGTTAGGACTTATCAGCAATTTTCTGGTTAATTCCTGTTCAATTTCTTCTGCAATTGCCTTTATTTTCCGCGATATAAAATTGTTATATTCGTCTTTATTGTAATTTCCTACACCTAAAAAAAATGCTGGTATTCCAACAATAGATGCAACCGTCTTTTTATCAAGAACAACAGAATCGTTTAATGCTAAATCTCCTAGAGTCAATGGTCTTATCTCTTTTATATCAATCATTTCTCCAGGCAACATCCAAGGCCTTCCCTGTTCTACCCCCGCTGTGTAATCCTCTAATAACTTTTCTCTGCCTTCTGGCGACTGGAACTCCTCTACAGAGGCATCTACTTTAACAATCAGGCTTGGTTGAAACTTATTTGACATAAATGCATTCTTTGTGTCTGATGCCTGTTTAAGATTCTGGGCTACATCTTTAAGTTCAACCGTTATCCCACGGCCTTTCCATGGATAATTTTCATCCGGGTTATATACGAAATGCAGTACATTATCAGGATCATAATATCGTCCATTTATCCCTATCTGATATCCATATCCATCCTGCAGAAATGATGTCTGACTTGGTGGGATTAATATCATATCTCCTAATATGCCATCGTCCGTTGTAGGATATACAACTGCATTCCCTTTTCCGCCAAGTAGCATATTCATTACAATCCACTTTACCCATGTATGTCTCGTCATGAATCTGTTAGGGTTAATGTCAAGCTTCCTGCTTAATTCATTCTTAATCCTTATGTCGCCATTGTCTGTATTACACATCAGATAAATTGTCATTGACGCAATCAGTTCTGCTATTACTCCACATGCTGTCACTACTTCCGGATTTTTGTTTAATGGAGTATATCCATCACCACATAGCGTCGTATATGCATCTCCAGAAAGAAGGAATCCAACTGAAGCATCTCTTTTTACATTTTGTTTCTTTCTTCTTTTACTCACTTTTTACTTCCTCCAAACCAGCCTGACGCAATGCTGGATTTTTCCAGATTTTCCAAATACCTTATACATGCAAAAACTGAACAATCGAATATATCTATTCGGTGCTCCGGCTGAACCTTATCGTATTGAATCATGTCATCTGTTTTTTCTATTGCGCTCACATTTTCAACGCAATATTCATAAGCTTCAGAGTGAAGATAATACAATCTACCGTCTTTAACGGCTTTTTCAATATGCCTGAAGCCTTCTGATTTCTTGTAAAAGTACTGTGGCTGGTCAACAATCTTAAAGCCGGCTCTTTTCATTCCAATAAAATATTCCCTACAGAATTTTCTATCATGGCCTACTTCAATAATCTTGAATCCTTTCTTTCTCATGCTTATAAACCAATTAACTATATCTGCATGATTGACCGTTGCACTGTTGCACATATCCAGCCAACCATTATCTTTCCAACCAAACAGAGGAATATTATCTTCATCTGCTTTTTTATATGCTGCTGTAACAGGAAACCATGCATGAGGTATTATTATGTCTATCCCGTTATAATTACCATATAACGATGCAGCCGTAAGATCGTGCATCTTTGACAGGTCTGCGCCACCATACCATTTTATTGGTAGCTTCGCCAATTGTTCAAGTGTCCAACTATACTTAGAATCGGACCTCCTGAATTCTTCAATGTCAAAATATGCTTTAATAGCAGATGTATATACATTTAACGACTTTGCAAAGAAATCCTTTCTCTGCTGTGGATCATTCTGAGCCTGTAACGAATCATTCATTAGCTCTTCTGGACGAATGGATACCCCATAAGCAGGGTTGGCCATTTCATGTACCTTTGGATTCGTATAATCAATATCACCATTCTCATCAGGGTTAGCACAGCACATAAATATAAAATACTGTTCATCTTTAACTGTTCCATCTAAAACTTTCCTGCAATATTTCAATCTGTTTCCCAAAAATGAATTCTCATTATCTCCTGCTGTTGATATACCTATAATCAGTTTATTGGTGTATGCCTTCATAGCTTCTTTAAAAAGATTGTATTGCTTAGGCTTTTTTAAAGCATGTATTTCATCAACGATTGCAATATTGCAATTAAGAGAATCCTGTGCATCTGGATTTGCTGCTAATGCCCTTATATAAAAGCTCCCATCCGGGAGGGTGGCTTCCATACTGTGCTCATTGTTGTTATCAATAACATTTACGCTTCCCCCTTTCCTTCCTCTTACTTTCTTTTCCCCCATTGCTGTGACATTGTAATCAAGGAAATTAAAGCTTTCAAGTGACTGCATTAATGCCGCTGAAGCAATATAAACCTTTGACCCTGAACGTCTGTACCATAATGACAATGCCCATGCTAATGCAGCCGCAAAAGAAGTCTTTATGTTCTTTCGCGGTATAAATATAAGAGCCTCATGAAATCTTACAATGCCTGTACCCTTGTGATAAAAACCAACAAGGTTATATATTATAAATTTATGAAATGGCTCTAATAAAAAAGGAGTGCCTCTCAATGGTGTTCCATCAATACGCTCTCCCTGCTGATGCTTTATTGTTTTTTCAATTATCTGTATGCAGAATTCTGGAGCTTTTGGATTGACTTCATATTCTGGATTGTCCAGATCACGAAAGAATCTATCTACTGCCTGCTTAAGTTCCAAACAAGCTACTTTCTTTCCATCTCGTATTGATTCTGCATATTCAATTACTGTACTCCAGTTCTTAGCTTTCAATTGAAGCAAGTGCTGCTGCAAGACCTGTCGGCTTCTCCTCTGGTCTTGCCCCTCCAATCTTCTTTAAGCTGGAAGGTGTCAATCCAAGTTCCTTCCAATACGACAACGCTGTCTTGTTAAGCTCATTCCATAGTACAATCTTAGGATTTGTTACCATGTTTGTCTTGCCTGCTTTATTGGTATACTCAACAATCATGTCTTCGTCATTTTTCTTATAATTTCCGTAAACTTTATCGCGCTGTTCCAGGGTATCTGCCAAGGTATTTATGACAGAGTTATAAGCAGCGTCATAAGTGCCTAATTTCTTGAGATTGTCCTTGATTTTTCTTCTCCATTTTTCAGACTCCATTTTGGCATTCCCCCTCCCTGATAATTTTTTGCAGAGTTGGAAACGTCTCCCCTCCCCGGTCCCAGACGGCTTAAAAATTTTTCATTTAAACAGGGGGGCTATGCTTTATGTCCGCCCTTTTCAGGGTGCATCTTATTGTGACATGCATTGCACAAGCTCTCAAGGTTAGAATCTATGTAAGCAAGCTCTGGATATTCATCAACATGCTTAATATGATGAACCGTGACCGCTTCTCTCTGTCGCCCATACTTTCTGCATTCAACACACATATACTTGTCCCGCCTTAATATTCTGGCTCTCTTCTGTTTCCATCTCTTACTGTTGTAATCAAATTCCATTGCAAACAAAAAGGGAATCCGTTTAAGATTCCCTTGCTCTTTCTGTAGTTTATACTATAACACATTTAAAACTGCAATTTACTGCAATCTTTTATAAATACATAATATCACATTTAAAACTGCAATTCACTGCAATCTTTTATCTGCTGCCAGTATATTGTTAATATAAGTTGTACCGGTGCAACTTAGCGCTTTTTACTTATGTATTCATTCATAAGCCTTGTTATAACTTCCGCCTGACTCTCTCCGTTCTCTTTGCATTTGTCAGCAAATGCTTCGACTATATCTTTCTTAAGCTTATATGACTTAGATACATACCCTGCCTTTTTCTGATACTTGGCAGATGCTATTGTCTGCTTATTAGGCTCTCCTACTGGCATCTATTGCTCCTCACTTTCTTTACTGTGTATATAATCATCTTTGCTATTCCTATCGCTATAAAAAATATTCCTAACTTACCTAACATACATTTGCTCCTTTCTTGAAACTATGTTATATTATTAAGTGGAACAGGGCTTTCGCCCCATTCCTTGTTTTCTAAGCTAACTTAGAAGCTTATCGAGAATAAGAAGTATTATTCCGATAACCAAGTCCGTTGATGCACCGACCAGCCAAGTCTTTAATGCGTCTTCGGACTTTTCTTTTTTGTCTGACATATGTATCACCTCCTTACAAGTATATATTATCATATGGTGTACCATATGTCAAGCCTATTCTTTTAAATTTCTAAGTTATTTTTAAATTTCTAAGTGCTTCGCCATGTATATTATATATCTGTCGCATTGAATACGCTTCCCCTGCTTCTCTCATTTTTATTAATACTTCTGACCAATCATTGTTATCTGATGTGATATATCTATATATCAAAACCATCTGCTGCCTGCTATCTGGTAGTAGATATATAGCACTTATTATTTCATCACAAATTTTAATGTAACTTTCTTTGGCTTTCTCATATTCCTTTTCTTTATCTTCCAGTTTTACTATATAATCACTTAAATCGGAACTGTTATTTTTCCCTTTAGGCATTCCATCATTGCCCTTTGCTCCCATTATCTGTGCTGCTTTCAATTCCTTTACTGCAAGTTCGGTTACTATCAGATTCCTTTTGGTTCTACGATATCTTTTTAACCATTTCTTTTTATCCTCATTTTCTTTAGTCACTCACGAATCACCTGCCTTCTGTAATATAGTCTTATCTGCTGCCATTTTTTCAACATTCAGGATTTCTAAAATATAGTACTGTTTATTTAGTTCAGCTCCCCACTCTGGTCTCCCTTTTCCAATCCTTAATCTGCATCTTGCTTTTATTTCTTTAGAATTCTTTGAATAGCCATTACGGAAAATAATCTCCTGAATGCCTTCTTTTCTTATCTCCTCTGGTACTGCCTCTCCTTGCAATAACTCATATTCGCTTCTATCTAAGAAATTGTCTGGTGGATATAATGGATGTATGGTTATGGCTCCGAACAAATTCTGAAATCTTGTCTCATAGTATTCTTTTATATCTCGATACTCTTCTTTCTTTTCTCCAGAAAGAATCATGTCAAACCACCTTTTCTTGATCGGCAATATTAGCATTATGAATCACCTTCCTTTACTATCTCGATTGCTCTGCTTAGCCCAGCGTTATATCCTTGATGTACATCTGATAATATAGTCTCGCAGTCAATGAATTTATCTTTTTCCATTTGATTAACAACCTTATTAACATCATAGACTGTTGGCTGATTATCAATAAAATCAAGAATCGCTTTCATCTGGCTTTTATTGTAATGTTGTTCTGAAAAATTCAGTTTATCCGCATTAATTAGTCTCATGTTCCCTCCTGATAAACATCTCTCCATCACACCAGAAGTAATCTTCCGCTGGCATGTAGTTCTCTATAACCGTCTTGTTATTACATGTATATGTTCCGTCTACTGCCACACTCTTAGAACATTGCTCACAGCAGGTATACTCACATAGGTGTTTATGTCGTCTTCTGCTCATCCGGACACCTCTCTATCTTTACTATCTCATCAAGATCTGATTCGTTGTTAAGCTCATTTATGTATTCTACAAGGCTGTTGTCTCTGGCTATATTAAGACTGCTGCCATCTTTCTTTGTTACTGTCCACATATGTTTATTCCTCCTATATCATCCCTATTGTTCTTAGTAATTCTTTTATTAGTTCCTCTTTCGACATAAAGGCTCTCTTATATACCGTCTCTATTCTTTGTTTAGCATAATTCTCACCTTTCTTTTCAGCGATAATTTCATATGTTGCTTTTATTAATGTTGTTAAGTCCGCTTCTATCTCTCCAAAGCTTCTTCCCTCAATTTCTACAATTCCTTTGTTACACTTAATCATATTGTTTCCTCACTTTCTAATGACTCTTGATTGTTAAATTTATTGCTGATAACCTCAACTTCATGTGACCAGTAATTGTCAAAATTAACTGTATATTCTTCCTCAAAGTTATGCATTTGCCATTTTGCTTCTGTATCAGACCACTCAATAACAAATCGACCGTCCTTGCTAAGAATTTCAACAATATCATTTTCCCATATCAGCGTGTCATCCTTATCTGTCAATCCTGTACATTCGCAAATTGTAGATTCATCTACTTCGATTGCATATATGTTTGCACTCCACATTTCATCATCGAGATAATGAAATGTAAGCAGATTTTTCTCGTCTTCAATAAGCATCATACACTTATTCTCTATATACATTATCGTACCAGTAACCCATTGTTCGTCTTCTAGTAATTCTTGCCAGTTCTTCTTTTTTGCTTTAAATAAATATCTACTGTTCATCTATTCCACCTGCCTTTGCTATCTCTAACGCATTTGTCACATCTAGTTTTGATAATTTCTCAAAATAAAATTTAATCGGCCTTTTGTTAGGTATTACCAAACCAAATCTAACGGCATTTTTGTATGTAACACAATCTCGCATTAATGTATCAGGCATAGCTTCAAGCATTTGACGAAATCCTTCTAATGTTGATCTACTTTTATAATGATTACAGCTCCTACAAGCCGGAAGCATATTGTCAATAGTATCTGAACCTTGTTCGCTCCATCCGTTTAGTGGAATAACATGGTCTACCTGCATGTTTTTATATTCCAAATCACAGCCGCAATAAGCACAATGACCGTTGCATTTCGCATACACTAATTCTCTTGTATGCTTAGGAATTGCCTTTCGCATCTATTTCACCTTCCCTTTATACTTTTTCTTACTTCCATCTCTGTTATACAGTGCCTCTGGCTTATAGAACGGACAAGGCTTGTCCTCTATTGCACAATACAGCTTATCCAGCCCTCTACAATCTGCCTGCTTTTCGTTAAACAATATACAGTCTCTATTCATTAGTTGTTCCTCCCTGCCTTACAAAATGCCATCACTATTAATGTCGTTGCTACTCCTGCTATATAACATATTATTCCTATTGCCATATTCGACCTCCCATTCTGATTTTATGCGATTTACAGCGTTTTCAAATGCTCTAATTCGTTAGCTAATGTTACTGCATTTATACGGGCAGCCTCTATTGCCATGTTGTCAGGTGTCACATCCATTGTGCTGTAATCCTCGATAAACAGCGCAATCTTGCGGTTTGCCTCGCATATTGTTTCCCAGCAGTTCATAAAGCTTTCTATACTCTCCGAAGTGTCCTCACATTCTGTATTTATCGCATTTGTTGCCATTCCTGATGATGTTTTTTCAGATTCTTCTATATCTTTCTCAAAATCCGATGTTTTCCCGGAAATTTTTATCATTTCTGAGGAATCTGACGGTTTTTCCGTCGTATTTCCCATAATAGCCGTATTATTCTGTATATTTTCCTGAACCTCCGGCATATCGCTGCTGTTTTTCGGTAAATACTCAGGATGATTCATCACGCTATCCTGACCTGGTATCTGTTCCTCTTCCACATCCTTTTCTACTGGCTGGGGCTTAGGCTTCTCTATCTTGGCTTTCTGTACTTTCTTCTCTTTCCTCTGTGCTGACTTTTCCTGTTGCACCGGTGCAACTTCTGCTTTTTTCGGATATTCCTCTTTATAGATGCTTGTCCATGCCTTAGCCGGATCTTCTGTATCCACTGCCATGCTAAATATATTTATTACGGATTCCGCAAGCTCCTCTATGTTCCACTCTGTCTTTTCCATGTTTCTAACATTAGTTATTGTAATTCTGCCAGAGTCTGCCTTGATACTTAACATAAGACGGCCAACACCTAAAAGACGAACTGAATATATCATTTCTCCTGCAGGAGCAAATATATCTATCAGCTCTGCTGTCTCATATGTTGATGTATGTATCTTCATAAACAGTTCTGGATTGTCATGGAACAGCTGATGCAGTACCTGCTCAAGTTCATTAAGTTTTTTTATACATTCTTCTTTGCCCTCGATTAAAATCTCTATGTCAGATATCTTCTTTTCCTCATCGATCTCTTTCTTAATATCCTCTATTTCAGATTTAGAATAATCCGGCGATATTTCTTCTATGATTTCATCTGGCATATTAAGCATTAAAGCAAGCTTAGCATATCCAAATCCTTTATACTTATCCCTCAGGGTAGAATCATCTTCTTTACTTCCGAATCTCTCATTTATAGCAATGAATCTGGACACCTGTGTCTTATCCAAGCCATATCTTGTTTTAGCGTAATCAATTACATTTGCATACGGTGTATCCTTAAGAATATCCGTATCTCTTGCTATCTTTAATAGATATCCTATTCTTATAAAGCTCTCGGCACTCTTACTAAATTCCGTATCCAATGCCTGCTGCCACTCATCAAATGTTCCTGTAGGTATTATCTCTATCATATTTTTCTCCTTCTGTTAAATTGTCTGCATAAAATCCGCCTCCAGAACATCAGCAAGCAACTGTCCGGCCAACTTACCATGCCATACTTTTTTCTGTTCTTCTCTCAGCTTTTTATATTCTTCCTTACGCTTTTTATCTGCTTTTATTCCCTGCTTTATTTCTTCCGCATTCATAACCTGCTTAAAATGCTCCATAAATTCATATAAAAATGGTATTGCTGGCTCAAGGTCTGGGTTCTGATTATCTCCAGTTGTTCTTTTCTGCCTTATGTTTCCGGAAGCTTCTACTTCAAGTGTGTACCAAGGCATATCTTTCTGGTTAGTCTTCCTCAGAAAAAACGGATATGCTTCTCTCTGCTGGATCCTGTCGTAGTAAAAATCTGCATGGTCCATACAATGATTTAATGCTATCCCTTCTCGAACCATATCCTCTATACATACAGGTGCTACAACCGAATATTCGTTATTGCTGTATTCATACTTCTTTAAGTCTGGCAGAATCTTATTGCACAATGGCCATTTCTTTTCTAACTTTTCCGTCTGATTCTTTATAGATGTTCCACGAGAAAATAATATTGCATTCATATGTGCCTGTTCGAGATTCTTCGGCATAGAAATCTGCGTGCTGGCAATATTCCATTTATTTTCTTCTGCAAGGTAATAATAATCTCTGTATGTAATAAATGTCTGTTTAAAGGTCTCTCCGCTTAATATCTGCTGCCGTCTTATGTAGTTGTATACTTTCAGATATTTTATTGGCTTAGGTAGAAAATTAAGCTCACTTACTTCTATTTCATTCTGCCCGAATTCAGATATCATATCGTCTGGCCATATTGTATTTACCAGCTTTTCATACTGCATCCACTTCAATGTTACAAGCGTTGGAGTCATATTTTTTAATCTTTTAAGGCGGGCATTATCAATTTTGAGCATCTTGGCTAATTCCGTTTCATCCTGGTTTAGTAAATTTTTATCATATCCTGTTTTGATAATTTCCTTTGCCAGTCCAAAAAGCTTTATTTTTGCCAACATTTCTATTGCCGGATTGCCTTTTTCTATATACAAATACTTTACAAGGCTGCATGGCAGAACCGGCCACAAGTCAATTGCACTGTTTCTTAATACACTTTTCTTTAAAAGACTTAGATTTCTGGGATAAAGCTTAATCTTTCTGTTGTAATATTCATACGGGAGCTTACTTTTCTGTTTGCAGAATCTAAAGTATTTATTCTTATATTTTTCGTATTCATATGTTGTTATTCGTCCATCGCTATACATGAATGTTCTCTGATATTCTATAAATGACCAATCCGGTTTATCGTATGTTGCATTCCTGTATGCAGAATGAACTTCAAATGTTCTTACAACATATCCACCTTCAATCCTTTGTATACAGCTTGTTGATATTGCCCGTGTTCTTAAACCTTTTATCTTGCTTCTAAGCTTAAATGTAATTTTCTTATGGCAGCAAGGGCATTTACCTTCTCCGTTTCGTTTCGGTTTTATAAGTGGGACTTCCTTTTCACAGTAGGAACAATACCCTGTAGGACTGTGTATACTCTCATAAAAAATAAAGTTTTCATTCATAGCCTCATGCTTGGACCATCTCTCAAATCCTTTCAGCACAGGCGGGGTTAACGCCAGTTCCTCATCCCACGGTTCCTGTTCCTTTTCTTCAGCTTTTTTAATACTATATAATTTACAACGATGCTGATATTCAATAAGCCCTTCAAGTCCGCTCATATTGGTTCCTAGAAATTGTTTTATCTCCTTTTTACCATCATTATTCTGCCATATTGTTCTTTTTCTTATTTTCAAGTCAGGCTCATAATCAAAGAATCTTATTGTATCAATTCTTTCAAGATTAAATACGAGTGCATTTGTCCATCTTATTTCTTTACCGTCTTCGGGATTTCTTTCTCTTGTGATGTATTCACATCCTTTAGGATTGCAATATATTTCATATACAGGATACTTAAACCCTTTTGCTACATCATCCGGAAAAAATACTGCAATCATAAGAATAGAACCCCGGCTCTGACACCTAAGCATCATGTCATATTTTGTGCTGTATGTGTATTTATGCCAGCTGTATTTATAAACAATCGGCTTATCCAGCTTATTATCCTGTGCAATCCTTCTCATTGTCGGTGTCGCATATATGCGTTTTAATGCTCTTAATTCTTTTCTTTGCATATTGCGCCACCCCTCAATCTATAGTACTTATCTGCTTTTATCTTTGTTCCGTCTACATATAAGGCCTGTATCGATTCTATTTCCAGACTATCTCTTTTCTCTTCAATCAGAAATATATAAGAGCCTTTAACTCCTCTGCCTCTCGGTTCTTTGCCTCTTACTATAATAAAATCTCCTTTTAAATTTACGGATCCTACATCACGATTAAGATGTGTTCCTTTTTCCTCTCTGTCTGGGTGTTTCCGAATATATTCACATGCAAGCACTGCAAGCTGTATTCTGGTTATTTCTTTAAGCAGTGTTATTTCTGTACACGATATTCTCGTGCCATTTCCATCCTGGTTAACTTCTCCTCCTGCTTCCACGATAAAAAATCTAGAGTCCAAACCGCTGTAATATCCTAATGCACACAGTGGATTTTCTGCACAATGAAAACCATTGCGGGCACATTTAGCTTCACTTTCCTTGTAAGTCTTACCTGGTTCGTACTGCATTACGCCTTTCCCCAGAGTTGCACATAAATCTGAATTAAATGCTTTTATTGCTTTCATGTGAACCTCCTATTTTAAGTAATAATCCTTACATATATTCCTTATTTCAGCTCTGTTGGGAATTCCAAGGTATACTGGACTTCTCATTTGCTCTTTACCGTTTTTTACCTTAGTAATTTTCACAATCTTACTGCTTACAAGCTCTTTCGTATCAAATGCTTTTGCGAGAATCAGGCTCATAAACACCTTCAGACTCTTATCCTTACGCCTGACTGCTGCCCTTACTGCTTCATCATTTACGCACATATCCGTTACAATGTCGTACCAGTCTTCAAGAACTCCCTTAAGTTCTAAATCTGCTCTCTCAATCTTTAATTTTCCAAGTGCAGCCATAAGCGGATTACACAGCTCCTCCATATCTCCTGCTATATAGTCTTCTGCATCATCCAGATCCAGTCCGTTCTCTTTTGCTATATCCCTTACAGCCTGCATGTCCCCCTGTTCAAGCTGTGCCGCAGCTGCCTTATTTATCTCTTCTGCAGAATCAAATTCTCCAAATACCTCAAACATCATATTTCCTCCTACAAATAATTTTTCATAAAAACCTGCATCCATTCACCATGGCTGAATACCTGTTCAAATCTCGCCCGGCCTGCTTTTATAAGCTTCAGGTCCGTTTCCCTGCATTTATGTACTGCATCCTTGCCGGTTCTATGATGTTCCGGACAAAGCCACACTTTTAAGCCGTAATGCTCTGATATCTTCCTGTTGGCCGTTCCGTGCATGATGTGGTGGCACTCAAGCCCACTGGAAGGCAACTGTTTAAAATTGTTGTTCTGCAGCATTTCCATGCGGCACAGGTAACATTCCTTTATGTCCTGCATTATGCTTTCCATATATCTCCTTTCCCCACCCGGATTCCCGGGTGGACTGCTGCCAGATAAAATTACTGTGATATATTCTTAATCTGACTGTGAATAAGTACCATGTAGATATTTCCGGAGTAAAACATTACTCCCGCCTAGTATTTATGCGGTTTTCCGCATTTCTGCATTATATGTTGTCTACCTCCGGATGCTGGCATATGTATAACTGTCTCTCCAACTTCGCTATCTCTCCGCTAAGTATCGTAAGATTAGTAACCTTAATGCTTGTTTCATCCGCTGTTTTACAGGGTGGCATCATGTACGCCGCTTTTCTTAGCCACTTAAGGCGAGCCAGCTCTCTTTTTATTTTTACTTCGTCCATGATTCCTCCATCTTCTTAAGCTCATATTCCATGTACTTGGTAAATTCATGCGCTGAATCAGACCAGCTTATTACATGGCCACAACTGACATTTAAGTACTGCTGCCACAAGTCCGCATTTTTTACCTCTTTCCCATTAGCTTTCGTCCATCCGGCTTTTTCCCATTGTTGCGGCCAAGCATTTCTACAGCTATTTAATACATGCTCGCAACTAGTATTTATGCGGATTTCGCAGTTTTCATGGAAGCGCATTAATGCATGTATTATTGCCTGCAGCGTTGCCTGATTCTCTGTTACATTTTCAAGCGTGCCCTTGCCGTTTCTAATGAACTCTTTGCCATTAATTACTATCTTTAAGACATACATATATGCCGTATGTTTCTTTATTACCGGACCTTTAGCTGTCGTCTGGATGAATACGTCTACCTTTTGCATCTCTTTTTCTCCAATCCCGGAGTCTTGCTGTTATATAAAACATGCCATTTACTCCGTTGTAATACACCTGTGATTCCAGAAGAGAATATTCCGGATGCCAGGCTTGTATTTCTGCTTCCCTTGCAGCCTTATCTCTTACAAATGTGTCTATATATTTGCTTACAGGAACATACCGCCCATTTCCGCCTTTTCTCTTAGAACGGACCTTACGAACTCTGAACTGTCTAAGTCCTGTAGAGCAGTTCCACCGCTTCTCATTTTTCTGTCGGTGCTTGTCCTTTGTTATGTACTTTGCCATTCCTACAAGACCATAAGCATCTTCCTCAAGTCGCTTTGACTGGGAACGCTCTCCCAGTTTCCACAACTTCTCACATACATCTCTGTCAAGAAGCCCGTCCATAATAACGTGATGATGCCAGCGCACCCTTGCATCAGGATCATGCTCTGTAACATATATGTACTTGGCTTTAGGCAGACCTAACTTCTTGCGCCTGTAATTAATCCGCCGGATGTAATTAGTCATATTTTTTACAGCCTCATCCCAGCAAGCTGGCTCATTCCCTTCTGCATATGTAAGCGTCATCCATATATCATCATTTGTGAAATTCTCTATAATCAGTCTTCCACAATATTTAATGGCATTCTTATTGTTCAGGTTTCTTTGAGTTTCTTTATCCTTAATCCTTCCTTCTTCCGGAATGTCCTCTTTCCTGGTGAACTCTGGATATATTTCTATCTCAAGCTGATTACCTGCCCAGATCTCCTTACATGTGTAGACGCACCTGTATTTGGTCTTCAGCATGTACTCCATGAAGACCTCATTCATATCTTCTACAGATTTATCAATTGCCGCTTCATAGTCATAGGGAATGTACCTTGTACCTTTTCTTTTCATGTACACCCCTTTTTAATAATCTTTGTTTCGTAGACTTGTTAATATTCATTACAAGCCCAAGAAAAAAGACCATTTTATTAATTTTTTGTTGATGTACTCGAACATTTCTGATACAATAATATTGTTATATTTGCAGAGCATTTAATGTTCTAAGTACTAGAGCCGCCGGTCCAGCGGCTCTTTTTTATATCGTTGGAAGTCTGTAAGCTCCTTCCGGTACAAAGCTGAATATCTCCAACAATCTCAGCCTTGTATACCATTTGGCAGCCAGCTCCGTGTTACCAATTCGAAGATTCTCATTGATTCTTCTATTAAATGTAATTATCAATCCTACTCTTCTCATCTTGCCTCCTTACTACGGACATACCCCATTGCACTTAGCCCTTGCTCATTGAGGCGCTGTCCGTATTCTTTCTTCTTATCCTCATCCAGGGTTGAGAAATCTATTATTTTCTCCCCATCTATAATCTTTATAACTATGTTCACTTTCTCACCTCATGGCTCTTTATGTTTTATATGCTACTTACGCTTTTTATGTTCATTGCATAAAAGCACGATTATTATGCAGATAATAATGATCATTACTCTTGCCGTATAATTCATTTACTCCTCCTTCATCTTCACCCAGTCTTCCACATCTTCCTGGGTCATTTTCATAGGATCCAAGCTTGCTCCCCAGTATTCCGACTCTACTGTTACTGCTTCAATGTTTTCTTCCTGCATATACCGGAGTAAATCTTCCGGTCTGCCAAAATTGGCATATTCAGTTCTTATAATCATTACCTGCTCCTTTCTTAAAGTGCTTATAAATATCCTTGTTAAACTCTTCTTTTGCTTTTATACTTATTTATTAGGAATCCGACATTCCCTAATAAATGCAAAAGGAGTTTTCTATGGAATTTTCAACATCTGATATCATTCAATTAATAAGCATACTTATATCTTCACTTATAAGTATCATTGCTGTTATCATCTCAGCGGTTTCCATTCACCAAAACACAAAATCTTTAGAAGAATCTGCCAAGCCCTGTATCTCTATTTATGTTGAGCAAATAACTATATGTGAACAGCAATCATATTTTGTGATAAAAAACTTTGGTGCAAGTGCTGGCATAATTACCGATTTCCAATTTCTTAATCCACCCGATAAAATGTCACAATCACTGTCAGTAAATCTTAATAGACTTAAGGGCATAATTTTAGCACCTGGACAATCAAAGTTAATTTCCCTTGATTGTCAGATATTCAAGCCTGATACAATTTACACATTCATCATTACTTATAAGAATGGCAAAAAAACTTATACTGACAGATATGATATAAACATCAGAAATTACACTCAGATTCCTACTAGCCGACCTGAAAACAATTCTAAATATGTGCTAAGCAATTCTTTAAGAGAAATAATTGAACGAATGATTTAACCAGGAACAATGTTCTTTTTTACATCTTCCATCATTTGCTTAAAGAAGCTTTCTAAATCTGCTATTGATAAGCTGTGCTGATTTGTTAAATGTAATATTTCACTAACCAGCCCGTTGTACTCATCAGTTTCCATTGACTTGCTTGCCAGTGTTACTGAGTTGTATATATTGGGATTAACCCATTTAGTATAATTAACCTGTCCCTTCACTCTCTCACCTCCATAACTAAATCTCATTTAGGGCTTATTTGAACAAATGCTGTATCACAAATCTGGAACATTCATTCAACTCTTCTTTTGTTGGGCGAATGTTTTTCTTTTCTAATAATGCAGCCGCTGTTAATACACCAATTTTGTTCTTAATCCAACCACCTGCACATATTACTGTTGTTGCAAAAAATAACACCGCCATCTTCTCACCTCCTTGAATAGATAATGCCACATATCGTGTCATTATTAATCAAAAAAAATAGACTGAACCGACTTTCCATAATACTGTGCCAGTTTAATCTTTATAGAATCTCTTGGGATTCTTTCACCACATTCATACATAGACAAAGCCGAATCACTTATGCCTATTGCTTTCGCAACTTCACTCTGTGGCTTATTTCCTCTTAACACTGTTAACCTGTTGCCTATTTCCTTGGGTTGCAAATTATCACTCCTTTCATGCCACACTTTGTGGCTCAACTGTAATATATCACTTGTCACATATCGTGTCAACACATTTTGTGGAATTTTTCTTGATTTTTCCACAATTCGTGTTATTATATATTTAAAGTAACATAAGGAGTTGAATTATATGGGTGATTTTCCTAACATATTCAGAAAAATAAGAGAACAAAGTGGACTTACTCAGCAGCAAATGGCTGATAAACTTGGTGTATCCAGAAGCGCTATTGGAATGTATGAGAATGGCGAAAGAGAACCAAATTTTGAAACTTTGGAACTAATTGCTGATACATTTAATGTTGATATGAACTATTTACTAGGTAAAAAACCTACTACTGAGGTTATTCCCGATAGGTATTACCTCAATGATGATGCCAGAGATATGGCTCAGTTTATGTATGAGAATCCTGAATACAAAGTTCTCTTTGACGCTTCTCGCAAGGTTAAGAAAGAAGATATCGACTTTGTTAAACAAATGATAGATAGAATGTCAAATAAAGGGGATGATTAATATTACTACTAATGTTATTTACGCAGATATGCCTCCTGCAATAAAGGCATACACTGTTAATAATAATGATGATTCTTTTACAATCGTGCTCAATTCTCGCCTAAACCGAGAACAGCATCTTAAATCATATCATCATGAATTGACACATATTGAAAATGGAGATTATGACAGGCAGTGCAAAGATGTTGATTTTGTTGAAATCTTTGCACATTAAAACTAAGGAGGGCTACTATGAGAGAGCAAAAAGGTAATAGTTTATTGCTTTTCCCAAATGATTATACAGTAATTGATATTGAAACAACTGGTTTATCACCAGAATATGATGAAATAATAGAAATATGTGCATTAAAGTATCGCAATAAAACATTAATTGATAAATTCTGTAGCTTGGTAAAACCAACCTCACCTGTTGATGAATATATAACATCTTTAACAGGAATTACAAATGATATGTTAATATCTGCTCCTGTAATATCAGATGTTATTAATATATTATTCAATTATATTGGAAATGATATTATTGTCGGACACTCTGTAAATTTCGATATTAATTTTATATACGATTCATGTATTCAACATTTATCTAAACCTTTTACAAATGATTATATTGATACCCTACGAATCGCAAAACTTTTACATAAAGAAGAACCTCATAACAGGTTGAAAGATTTATCTCAAAGATACAATTTATCATATGATAATGCACACAGAGCTGAATTTGATTGTTTACTTACCAACAAAATATTATCAATATTTAATGATGAATTTATTAGTAAATATGGCAATAATGAAACTTTAAGTCATATATTAAGCAACCAAAAATCCAAGTTAAAATCATGTGATATTTCAACTAACAAAACAGACTTTGATATAAGCAATCCTATTTATGGTAAAACTGTTGTATTCACTGGCTCATTAGAGAAAATGGCACGAAAAGAAGCCATGCAAATGGTTGCCGATTTAGGTGGAATCAATGGTGATGGTGTAACAAAAAGCACCAATTTCTTGGTATTAGGAAATAATGATTACTGTAATTCAATTAAAAATGGTAAAAAAAATAAAAAAAAAAAGGCTGAGTCATATAAATTAAAAGGATATGATATAGATATTATTTCAGAAAATGTTTTTTATGATATTTTAAATCTATAATATGAATGCAATTATACTATTCTACTTTGCACATCAAAATTAGAGGTTATATATATGGTATATGGAAGATGTGAAATAATTAATTGGCCAGATTTCAACAAGGAAATACATGCTCTGTCAGAACAGATTATAAAGCAGGACGCCGCCATGACATATAATGGCAGCTTATTTATAGACAAGAAATTAGGCACTGGCCGTTTTGGAAAGCACAAAGCAAATATGAAGCATTGTACCTGTCCTGGCTTTGCGAAAGATGGACTCCCTTGCATGCATATGTATCTAATAGCATTTTATTCTAAATCTATTAATATTAATAGATTTTTACACTTTACTTTATAGCCATTTCGGTGATAATACCGCTATGGTCTTAAATAAATAAAAGCCCCTGTGCTACCAACACAAGAGCTTTTACCACGATACTTACATAAGCAGTGCCTATGATATAATACCGCCCTGAACAAGCCATATTATATCATTCTGAACACCGCTTTTGCAAGTAGGTGTATTTTTTATACCCATTTTCAGAGTTGCACCGGTGCAATTCGCATATATTTTACAGAAAGGATGGTTAATATGGCTACAGATATTGCAAACATGAAAGTAGCATGTGCTTATATTCGTGTATCTACAGACAAGCAAGAAGAACTCTCTCCTGATGCACAGAAGCGGCTCCTGATAGATTATGCTAAAAAACATAATATGTCTCTTCTTGCTGAAAATATTTATATAGACAATGGTATCTCTGGAAAAAAAGCTGATAAAAGGCCTGAATTTATGAAAATGATTAGTCTTGCTAAAAGCAAGGAACACCCTTTTGATATTATTCTTGTGTGGAAATTCAGCAGATTTGCCCGTAATCAGGAAGAATCTATTGTTTATAAGTCATTGTTAAAAAAGAACAATGTAGAGGTCGTAAGTATATCAGAACCACTCATTGACGGTCCTTTCGGAAGCCTCATTGAAAGAATAATTGAATGGATGGACGAATATTATTCTATCCGTCTATCTGGAGAAGTCCTTAGAGGTATGACAGAAAAAGCCCTAAGAGGTGGCTACCAATCCTCTCTTCCACTTGGTTACCGAATGAATAAGGATACTGGCATACCTTACATATATGAACCTGAAGCTATAATTGTAAGAAAGATATATAAAGAATACGTTGCCGGCCACAGTTATTTAGAAATTGCCAGAGAGCTTAACGCTCTTGGATATAAAACAAAACGAGGTGCAGCCTATGAAGGCAGAACAGTTGAATATATATTGAGCAATCCATTCTATTACGGAGCTGTACGTTGGAACAGACAGAAGCACGATGACCATACTATTAAGGATGTTGGTGACTGGATTATTGTTATGGGTAAACACCCAGCAATCATTGACAAAGAAACATGGGACGAGGTACAGCACCTTATGGCTTTAAGAAGCCGTCCTTATAAAGCAAGAGCAGCTGGACACATGAAGCACTGGCTTGGTGGAATTGTTAAATGCTCCGACTGTGGTGCTTCACTTATTGCCGGGCTTAATGCTACCCGCTACCAATGTGGTAATTACAACAAAGGAAAATGTTCTCATAGTCACTTTATTAAGACTGCTGCCCTTGAGGAAGCTGTATATGAAGCATTTGACCGTGTAATGCAAAATCCGGATGAATTGCATTATGAACTCAAAAAACCTTCAAATGAAGCGAATGCAAATGACAAGGATATGATTCTTAATCAGATCTCTAAGCTTAGTGATAAAGAAGCCCGGATAAAACAGGCTTATAGAGATGGTATAGACACCATAGATGAGTATAAAGAGAATAAACAGATAATCGATAACGAGAGGAAGGCTCTGGAAGCACAGCTTTATTCTCTTAAAACATCTGAAGCTGATTCCTCTGATGAAATGCTTCAGAATATAACATCTGTTCTAGGCATCATCAAGGATACTTCTAAAGATACATTAACCAGGGCTAACGCTATTAGAAGCGTTGTGGATCATTGTGTTTACGATAAGGAAAATGACAAGTTGGAAGTGTATTTCTTTTTACAAAAATAGAAGGGAATAATCCCTTCTATTTTTAATTAATATTAATGTTTTATGTAAAATTAGTTATGTAAGAGCCAAGTACTT